TGGCTACTATGCAGGTAAACGATGTTGATGAAAAAAGAATACAAAAAGCTGCGACTATTTTTCAAGCAGAGCAGAATTTAAGTAAAGTATTGCAAGGTAAATTAGTTATTGATAGAGAAGCTGCTATTATGGGAGAGTTTGTTGCTACAGTAAGTGGATTAACAACAGAAGCAGAAATAAAAGAAGCTGAAGCTGTAATGAGATTAGTAAATGCTCGTTTACAGTTAATAGAAAAAGGTAAAGAAGCTATTACAGTAAATAATCTTGGTGCGCAGTCTATCAATGCATTATCTAGTGCTATGAATCAATTAAAAAATGGCACACAAGATGCGGCACAAATGTTTTCGGTATTTTTGCGTTTAGCTGGTTCATTGGTTGCACTGACTCCTGGTGGAGCAACAGGCGGTGCAATTTTAAATCTTGCTTCTGGTTTGATTGCTCACACTGGTGGATTAATTACTAATAGAGGTATCCAACGATTTGCTAATGGTGGAATGGTGCAAGGTCAGGACAATGTACCTATACTT